CGGGTGGCAATAGAGTTGTGTTGAAAAACCAGTTCGCAAAACGTAATGGTCAGGTTCAACCTAGACTATTGAATATATTACAAAAATCTGCTGAAGAATTAGATTATACTGTTGAAATTTTTTCAGGGGGGCAAGTACCAGTAGCCAAGGGAGGAATAAATGGTGTCAATCGTGTCGGGACTTCTAAGAGACACGACAATGGCTATGCAGTTGACATATACACATATAATAAAGATGGACGTAAGCTTAGAGTAAAGGCAAATCCAAATAGTAAAGACACTCTTGCTGTAAAAGAATGGGTAGAGGTATTATTAAAGAATGGTATTACTTCTGTAGGAGCCCACAGTTCCTATATGAATGGTGATCTTCACTTAGACATTGCGGCTAGTGCGGGATTGGCTCCAAAAGCATGTTGGGGAAAAGGTCCCCTTGGAAATAGAAGAATATATGCTCCATCGTGGCTAACTTCAGTGTTTGATTCTAATGTTACATAAAATAAAATGAAAAAAATATATTTAAAACCAGACGTTAACGGATTTGTGAATGAGAAATTTCTCACTGTTGCAATTTCTGATCAAGTGCGTAAGACAAAACTTAACAACTTTATTCCGCCAGGCGCATCTAGTGCCGAGCTAAAAACCCAAAAGCTTTATGGAGGTAAACCAGAAGAGTATGCGCTATACTTTATTTCAATAATGAAGAAGACTTCTCAACTAAATGCTAACTTTAGGAAAGTTGTACAATCATATCCCCCAACAGGCATTTTGGAAGAGACGGAACGCATAGGCCTGTTTAGTGTGAATCCACTGACCTGTCCTGGAATCAATCCTCAAGACCTTTTTCTACCTGAGGTTAATATTGTTGAAGGTGTTCGGTTATACGAAGAGTTAATATTAAGAGAAGGTAAGCTTCCTGAGGTAAATGGTGTAATTTTTATATAAATAGAATAATATGGGATTAAGATCAGATTTTAATGTTAACGAGAAGGTACCATCAATCGCATCGGTTGATGAATCTGGTCTTTTTGCTGACATCCCTCTCGATTTTATTGCTCATCCTAATACAAAGGATATCCGTCCTATTACAGATGTTCAAGCAATCAGGCAAGCCGTGAAGGTTCTTGTCCTAAGTAACTTTTCTGATCGGCCTTTTCATCCTGAACTTGGTTCTAATGTAACACACTATCTTTTTGAAAATCCAGATCGCTTTACAGCAGCTGCAATTAGAGATGAAATATTAAGAGTCATAAAAAGAAAAGAACCTAGAGTCACTAACCCAAAAGTAGAAGTACAGCTTGATGAAGAGTATAATCGTCTTCTCGTAACAATAATTTTTCAAATTAGAAATACAAATATAGGAACTGAGGTATCTTTCTTCCTCGACCGAATCCGCTAAAAGACCATGGCAATTAAACAATTCAATATTACAGAACTTGACTTCGACAAGATCAAGGATGAAATTAAATCATATTACAAAAGAACTGACGGTCCGTTTAAAGACTTTGACTTTGATGGTTCTGGTCTTAATGTGCTTCTTGATATTCTTGCACACAATACACACTACAATGCTGTATTAGCACACCTTGCGGCAAACGAATCGTTTATTTCTTCGGCACAACTTAGAAAGAATGTTGTAGCACGTGCAAAGACTCTCGGTTATACACCTAAAAGTTCTTCAGCGTCGGCGGTAGTTCTTAAGATGACCGCCCTTGACTCATCTATCACATCTCTCCCGGAAGGTACAACATTTACTTCTTCTGATACGTTGAATAACCAAACGTATAACTTTATTACCTTTGAAAATACCGAGGTTGGAGAAGGTACAGAATTTACTGTTTTTCAAGGTGCGATAAAAACAAAAGAATATCTATTTGACGATAAGGTACCTAATCTTAAGTTTGAAATTCCCGATACGAATATTGATAAATCAAAAATTATTGTAACAGTCAGTGATTCTGTTAGTAGTACACAGAAAGAAATTTATACTCAGTTTTCTGAGCTTCCTGGTTTAAATAGCACAACAGCAGTCTATTTCCTTAATGAAAATCCAAGTGGTAAATATGAAATATCTTTTGGTGACGGTATAATAGGTAAAAAGCCTTTACCTGGATCTCTTATATCAATTAAATATTTAACTACAGATGGTGCTGCAGCAAATGGTTTATCACTATTTACAACCTCAGATTCTTTATTTGATGGTATTAATAAACCCGCAATAACAGCAAGTGCTGCTTCTTCCGGTGGAGGTTCCGCGGAAGGTATTGAAAGTATCAGAGCAAATGCTCCTCTTCAATTTGCGTCACAAAACAGAGCTGTCACGGTCGACGATTATAAGGCTATTGTTCGTAGCAACTCAACTGCAGAAACAGTATCAGTTTGGGGAGGAGAGGACAATGATCCGCCTGAATATGGTAGAGTGTTTATCTCAGCAAAACCTTCTGTGGGAAATACACTTTCCGATTCTGAAAAAACCCGCTTGTTGCCTATTCTAGACTCAAAGGGGATCTTAACAGTTCGACCTAAGTTTGTAGATCCAGAATTTCTCTCTATCTATTTTAATATTTTCGCTAATTACAATTCTACTCTAACTAATCTTTCTAAAGACGGAATATCAGCAATTATTAGAAACGGTCTTGTTCAATTTAATAGTGACTTCCTTGAAAGTTTCGAAGGAATATTTAGATATTCACAATTTTTAAACTATATAACTAATTTAGATCCTTCTATCTTAAGCGTATTTGCAAGAGTATTTTGTAAGAAAAACTTCGTTGCAACTACTTCTAACTCAGCGATATATAAAATAAATTTTGGTTTTGAGTTAGAAAAACCACAAGATCCAACTCAATCATTAATAACATCTACGGGATATGTGTTTAGCGGCGTTACATATTTCTTTAAAGACGAAGAATCTTCAACAGAAAATATTAGAAACATATATCGTTATTCTCTTAATGCAGATGGTGTTGAAATTTTAGATAAAAGAAATTGTGGAACAGTAAATTGTTCAACTGGTATTATTGAAATTAATGATTTTGATATAACATCTGAAACAACTATTTCAATTTTTGTTAGGCCAGCATCAAACGATATAGCTCCTAAAAGAAACCAAATTATACAAATTGATTCAGCCAATACAACAATAGAATCAACGGTTGACACTATTGCCGTCCGCGGTACATCAGGTGCAAGTGATTATGTTACAACACCTCGCGAAGACTACTAATGCACACATCTATTGCCAATTATAGACCTCAAAACCACGAGAGATCTAAAGTAAGAGAGCTCATCCCACAATATCTTAGGGATGGAGCATCTAACTTGATTTCTTTTATGGAAGAGTACTATGATTATTTAAACCGCGAAGGGTTTGCTTCATACGAACTAGGACATACAATCTCCGAAAATGATATTGATGTCACAAGTGAAAAATACCTCGATGCTATTCAAGGGGAGATTGCGAAGATAGTTCCCAACTCAAGTGTAATCGATAGAAATACACTTTACAAAAGAATAGTTCATTATTACCGTATTAAAGGAACACCCGAAAGTGTAGATGTCTTTTTTCAAATAATGTTCGATAGTATAGTTGAGGTATACTATCCTTCTGAAAATTTATTTAAACTGTCGGCAGGGACCTACAGTTCAGCAGAGGGCAGATATACTAAAATAAACGGGAATTTATCAGGGATTGATAAAATTCAAGACTCGAACTTTTGGCAAGATTTCAGCTATCAAATAAAATCTTCTATTTCTACTGAACGATGGATAGATTCATTTAAACGTTTAGTCCATCCTGCCGGAATGAAATTTTTTGTTTTGGTTCTTATTCACCCAATATTAAGAAACCGCTGGGAAGATTTTCTAACATATACTGGCACTGTTGATGAACCAGATAGTTGGTTTAAAGACTTATTGCCTCCTAGATTAAGAAGTATTAACCCCTCTGAAGGCTATCATACACCCAAATATCAACCGGGTTGGCTTAGTACTATCATTGCAGAATTTATTGATGCTGTATTTGAAAATTATTATGGATCTTCAGAACCTAATAATCCTAACAATTCTTCCTTT